CAACACTCTGCCGCGCAATTGGTCGCTTACGTTCACCCGCCCGGTCGCGATCATTGACGGCATCGATGGCTTTCTTGCCGCGCGCGCCGGGATCGAGTCGTTCGACTGGACGCCGCCGACAGGCAGCGCCGGGAAATGGATCTGCAAAAGCTGGACGCGCAGCGTGCCGCACCGCGACGTCGGCACGCTTTCTGCCACCTTCGAGGAAGTGTTCGGCGAGTAAGGCGCACCGCCCCGGCAACAACGCACAAGCACCGACCACACAAAGGCACATCACAAAGGCACATCATGGCGAAATTCGCGAATGCATCCGTACTCGAAAACGGACCCAACCACATCAAAGCCAACTGCAACAAGATGGCGCTGATTAGCGCCTACACCTTCGGCGACAGCTATGCCACCGTCACCGCTGCCATTCTCGCCGAGACGGCGATGAGTTCTTCGGATTTCACCTTAAGCGCCAGCGGCAATGACCGCGCGCTCGTCACCGCCGCCGGCAAGCAAGATGCCTCTGCCAACGCCACCGGCGCGGCCTCTCACATCGCGTTTCTCGATACGACCAATTCCGCAGTGCTGTGGGTAACGGAAGAAACCACTGGCCAGACCATTGTTTCCGGCAACGCCGTCGTCTTCCCCTCCCTATCCTACGTGGCCAAGCAGCCCGTCGCAATTTGATATCTAGGAGCCTGACATGCCAGTCAACTATTCAACCACCGTAAAGAACACCCGGATGACCGCTGTGCGCGACGCGATTGACGCCGGCTCGTCAGCAGGAGTCCTAGAGATCGGAACGACGAGCATGGCCAGCGTACTGGCCAGCATTACCCTAGCTGACCCTTGCGGCTCGGTTAGCAGCGGCGTGCTGACCTTCACGATGCCGCAGTCTGACACCAGCGCTGACGCCACCGGCACCGCCGCCGAAGCCCGCATCAAGGACAGCAGCGGCACAGTCATCATTTCCGGCCTGACGGTTGGCACCAGCGGCTCGAACATCAACCTCTCAAGCCTCGCCGTCACCGCCGGCGACACGGTCACTCTAAGCAGTGCCACCATCACCCACGGTTAAGAGCAGTCATGATCAAGATCGATTTCTCCTTTGAGACGCCCTACGGCGTGTTTCGCGACGCGATCTGGCTGCCGGCTAATCACGGCTTGAGCGCCGAGGAGATCGCAGCGCTGCAGCAGGAGCGTCTGGCAAGCTGGATAAACGCGATCAAAAACCCGCCCGCGCCCGCACCGGACCTTATCGAGATTGACGGCGTGCAGTATGAAAAAATCGCCTTTGACGGGCAGATCCTTCTCAAGCCGGTCGAGGTATAAATGGCAAATCGCTACTGGGTCGGCGGCACGGCGTCGTGGGATGGTACGGCAGGGACCAAATGGGCCGCTACGTCTAACGGTCCCGGAGGTGAGACCGTCCCGACAACTGCGGATGATGTATTTTTCGACGCCAGCTCTACCGGCACGGTCACCATCGCTTCAGGCAATACGGGCGCAAAATCGATCAACTGCACGGGGTTTACCGGCACGATCACCGGTACGGCGGGCATCACTGTAGCGGGAAGCATCACGCTCGTCGCAGGTCAAACTTACACCCACACTGGCACGGTCACAATCACGGGGACCGGCACACTGACGACAGCAGGAAAATCGTTTAGCGCCCTCACGGTGAACGGTTCCGGCATCACACTGACACTCGGAGACGCGCTCAACATCGGCACGCAAACGCTGACGGTCACACAGGGCACGTTAGCCACCGCTAATTACAACGTCACCGCCGGCGCTCTGTCGTCGAGCAATTCCAATACCCGAACCATCACCCTTGGTTCAAGCACGGTCACGCTGTCAAATTTCTCTGCTGTAGATTTTTCAACAGCAACAAACTTGGCGTTTAACGCCAATACTTCAACAATAACCTGCACCACGTATAACCTGACATTTAACGGTGGTGGGCAGACATTTTATAACGTCACGATTGGCAACACGCTCAACAACACGCACCTGATTCACGGTGCAAACACGTTCAACAATCTGACGTTTGTTGACAGAGCGAACAACGGCACAAACAGAGTTGCCTTTTCGGCCAACCAGACAATCAACGGGACGCTGACTGTCAATGGAACTCAGACGCTTGTGTATCGAAGGTTTTGGCTGCGATCAAACGTACCGGGAACGCAGCGCACAATTAGTGCAGCAGCGATCAACATCTTCGGAACAGACTTCCGAGATATAAATGCTGCCGGGGCGGCAACGTGGAGCGACAGCACTCGTACCAAATATTGGGGGGATACCGGCAATAACTCAGGCATAACGTTCGCTACCGGTCGCAACGCCTACTGGAATCTAGCAGGCACTCAAAACTGGACGGCGAACGGGTGGGCACTGACCAACAACGGGACGCCAGCAGCCGAGAACTACCCGCTTGTACAGGACACTGCAACATTCACCGAAGCCGGTGCAGCAGGGACTGTTGCCCTTGATACGCAGGGCTTGATGATCGGTCACATGACGATGGCTGACGGCGTGTCGAACCGTTCTACGGCGATGACGCTTAGTTTCGGGTCTGTTGACCAAGACAACTTCTTCGGGAACATCACCCTGTTCAGCAACCTGACTGTGTCTGGTGGTGGAGCCAGGGCAATCAGGATGTCCGGGTATAACGTCACTCAGGACATTACCTCATCCGGCAAGACCCTTCCGGTAAACCTCAGTACGCAGGACGGATACGGTAACACAGTTCGTCTACAGGATGCCCTGTTGATCTCATCCGCAAGAACACTGTCGCTCAATACGCAGTCTTCTTTTAACGCAAACAATTTCAACGTCACCGCTGGATTGTTCGCGGTGAACAACTCTGCGACGTTTGGGTTCTCATACGGCACCACGGTAAAGACGCTAACGATGGGTTCCGGTACGTGGACGATCTCCGGAACTGGCTCAGTCTGGTCGATGACGGTCAACCCGGACACGTTCAACAAAGATACCGCAAACATCGTTCTTTCCGACACCTCGACAACCGCGAGGACGTTCTCAGGAGGCGGCCTGTCGTACAACAAGCTGACCATCGGCGGAACCACCGGAACCTCGACGCTGACAATCAGCGGCACCAACACCTTCAGCGAGCTTGCTTCGACCAAGACGGTAGCGCACACGATCTCCTTCGGCGGCAACCAGACTATCGCCACATGGAATGTCAATGGCACCTCCGGCAACGTAGTCACGGTCAACAGCAGCGCGGCCGGCACCCGCCGCACGGTCACGCTGACCAACGCTACCAGCGGCATCGACTACTTGTCTATCAAGGACATCGGTATTACCGACGCCAACCGCTTCTACGTCGGCGCGAACTCGACGGACGGCGGTAACAACCTGAATGTGGTGTTTTCCGCAGCGCCGATCACCGGCACTCTGGCTGCCACCGACGCACAGGACGCCTCGTCCATCAGCGGCGATGTCGCGCCGGGATTCATCACGATTACCGGTACGCTTTCGGCAACCGACAACCAGGACACCTACGCAGTCAGCGGTGCCATTGCCCACGTCGGCGCGCTGGATGCAGCCGACGCGCCAGACGAGATCAATGTCAGCGGTGCGATTGACCATGCCGGCACCCTGGGAGCAAACGAAGACCAAGACGCCGCCGCCTTCAACGGCACGGTGACGCGCGTGTTCACCCTCGCGGGCGAATCCGCACAGACGGCCTCGGCCTGCGCCGTCGGCGCGGTAGCGCAGATTCATCTGCTTTCTGGTAGCGGCGCTCAGGAAGCGAACGCCGCCAGCGCCGGCGCGACCAGCCAACTGCAGGCGATCATAGGCGCGGGCGCGGCCACCGCTGCGCAATCCTCGGCGGGAGCGATCAGCCAGACGCAGCGGGCAGCCGGCGCAAGTGTGCAGTCGCGTCCGGCCAGCGCGGCCGGGGCGGTGATTCAGGCACAAATGCTGGCCGGGCAAAGCTGCTCTGGAATCAACGTCGTCGCCCGGTTGATCGGCAAGATTTGCGATCCGCTGGCGCATTTGTCGGCAGACGAATTGAACGCCGACATCGACATGTCTAACTACGGTGTAGCGCTCGTGGCAGACGAGTTTGCACTCGCTCTAGGCTGCTGAAAGTCTGAACGACAAAGGAACCCAATGAACGCGCAATTCTACAAAGGCCGCGACAACAGCGTGACGCTCACGCTGACGAATAACGGCGTACCCGTCGCGCCGGCCAGCATCACCAAACTCGAATTCAAATTCGATGGCGGGGCCATTGATTCCGTCGCCGATCCGGCGGTGTTTGCCTTCGGGCCTACCAGCATCCGCCTGAATTTTGGCGACAGCGATTTGCCGGAAGGCACTTATCAAATGATGATGATCGTCTACTCGGCCGACTACCCCGACGGCGTAGTTTGGGCCGAGCAGCTGTGGTTTCTGATCAAGCACGGTTAGGCCATTCTTGAGCACGGTGCCCCATGATTGAATCTGACATCCAGCAGCTCGCTCCCGGCGCGCTGGTCGACCTATTCGAGCTTGATGCGTCTGCAATAGGCGGAGACGTCATCCGCTGGCATGCTGGTGTTAACGGTCTTGGCAACGATGTTGTCTGGCAGGGGAATGCTTACGCTCGCTTTCCCGTGGAGGCTTCGGGTTTTGCGAAGTCTGGCCAAGGACAGGTGCCACGGCCAAAGATCAAGGTAGCGAACGTCACCGGCTTGGTCGGCGCATTGGCGCGGGATCTCAACGATCTTGTGGGCAGCAAGATTACGCGCCGCCGGACCTTCGTTCGGTACTTGGACGCGGTGAACTTCCCCGGCGGTGTCAATCCCTCTGCCGATACCAACTGCGGCTTCCCGGAAGAGGTTTGGTTCGTTGACCGGAAAGTCTCGGAGAACGGCGTATTCGTCGAGTTCGAGCTGACTGCGGCTTTCGACGTGGTGGGAGTGATGCTACCTCGTCGACAGTGCATCCAGAACGTGTGCACGTGGCGCTATCGCTCCGCTGAGTGCGGGTATGCCGGCGGTCCAGTAGCTGACATCACTGACACTCCCACGAGCGATGCAGCGCAAGACCAGTGCGGCAAGCGTCTTGCCTCGTGCAAGTTGCGGTTCGGCACCTATGCCGAGATCCCGTTCGGCGGTTTCCCTGGCACGGGATTGATTCGATGACACTGCCTGACACCGTACTCGCTGACATTCGCGCCCACGCCGAGCGCGAGTATCCCCGCGAGTCTTGCGGCGTGGTCATCGTAGCGCGCGGACGTCGACGGTACGTACCATGCCGGAACATCGCTGATCGCAACGAGCACTTCGTCATGCACTCAGAGGATTACGCAGCAGCAGAGGACATAGGCGCGGTCGTTCTCGTGGTCCATTCTCACCCGAACCTTCCGGCCGTTCCCTCTGAGGCAGATCGGGTTGGCTGCGAGCGATCAGGTATTCCGTGGCTAATACTGAGTTGGCCGACTGGTTCCATGCATGAATTTGCGCCGACCGGGTACAAAGCCCCGTTGATCGGCCGGCAGTTTCATCATGGGGTGCTGGATTGTTACTCGCTTATCGAGGACTACTACGCGCAGGAGCTGGGCATCGTGTTGCCCGAGTTCGAGCGCGCAGACGAATGGTGGCTCAAGGGTGAAAACCTTTACCTTCAGGGGTTCGGCGCGGCCGGGTTCGTGCGCGTCGAGGAACCGAGGCAGCACGACGTGTTGCTTATGCAGGTTGCCTCACCTGTCCCGAATCACGGCGCGATCTTCTTGGGTGACGGCTGCATCCTGCATCACCAGATGAACCGACTCTCCAGCCGCGACGTGTACGGCGGCTGGTACCGTAAATGCACCACGCACATTCTCAGACACCGGAGCCGAATGTAATGCAAACCGTGCTTCTCTATGGATTCCTCGGCAAGCAGTTTGGTCGAGTGCACCGCTACGACGTCAAGAGCCCAGCAGAGGCCGTGCGCGCGCTGTGCGTGACGCTCAAGGGCTTCCGTCAGGCGCTAGCCGATGGCGGGGCGTATCGCGTGCTGGTGGGTGGCAGAAACGCGCTTTCAGAGGAAAGTCTCGCCGATCCTGTATCTCATCGTGAAACCCTGCGCATCGTCCCCGTAGTAACCGGGGCGGGACGTGGCCTCGGCCAAGTGTTAGTGGGAGCGGCGTTGATCTACTTCTCTGGCGGGCTGGCTGGAGCCTTTGGGGCAACCTCCGCTACTGCAACGACTGCGGCTACGGCTGGCGCTTTCGGTATCACGGCAGGCACGTTCTCGGCGCTGGGAGCGTCGCTGATCCTCGGCGGGGTCTCGCAAATGCTGATCAAGCCGCCGTCATCCCAGTCGCAAGAGGCCGTCGAAAATCGACCTTCATTCGCCTTTAACGGCGCGGTCAACACCGTAGCCCAAGGCAATCCCGTCCCGGTCCTGTACGGCGGGCCGCTTTTGATTGGCTCGCAGGTTGTCTCGGCGGGCCTGTCTACAAACGCTGAAATCGTTGTCTCGGCCTAATTTGGAATTGCACATGAAAATCCTACGTGGCGCGGGTGGCGGCAAGGGCGGCGGCGGCGGTCGTGCGCCGGTCGAAACCCCCGACAACCTGCAATCCCGGCAACTTGCGCGCGTGATAGACGTGGTGTCAGAAGGCGAGATCGAGGGCTTGATCGACGGCCTAAAATCCGTCTATCTGGACGACACCCCACTGCAGAACGCCGACGGTTCGCTCAACTTTGCTGGCGTCACGCTCCAAACCCGCACCGGTACGCAATCGCAGACGCATGTGCCGGGATTCTCGGCGGTCGAGGCAGAGAATGCAGTCGGTGCTGAGGTGAAGTTCGCCTCGCCAGTGACGCGCTCGATCAGCAACACCAATGCCACGGCAGTGCGCGTCACGGTCTCCGTTCCGCAGTTGACCCAGCAAAACACCAGCAATGGCGACCTGACAGGTACCTCCGTCGAGCTTGCCATTGACGTTCAGCAGGGAGGGGCGGGCTTTGTCGCGCTGCCGCTACGTAGCGAATACAGCAGCGCCAATATGGCAATTTCCTCCGCCGGGGCGGTCTCCAGTGTTGCCAGCACGGCCTACCAAATCACAATCACGTGGTCACCGGCTGAGGAGCTGGATCAGAGCTGCACCTGCCAATTGCAATATCGCGTGGTCGGTTCCCCAGCATGGTCGGTGTGGGCCACGCACACATTCTCTGGCGGGATCAGTGCGAGCAAAACGTTTGATGTCTCGCTCGCGAGTGCTGTTCATGAATTCCGGGTGGTAAAAACCGCAGGAACGCGCACAATCGAGCAGTACAGCGAATCCAGCGGTACAACGTACATCACGCAAACGGGCATCTCTTACGGCGGCACCGTCGCCATTACCGGCGCAACCGCCTACCAGCCGCTTTACACCGACGTCATTTCTGGAAAAACCACGAGCCGCTACCAGCGCGCATACCGTATTCAATTACCCGGTAACGGGCCGTGGGATATCCGGGTACGACGCATCACCGCAGATTCGACCTCAGTCGCGCTGCAAAACAAAACCTTATGGGACAGCTACACCGAGATCATCGACGCCAAGCTGTCCTATCCGAACACCGCTCTCGTCGCGCTGTCGGTCAATGCCGAACAGTTCCGCGCGATCCCGCGACGCGCCTACGAAATGAAGGGATTACGGGTTCGTGTGCCAAGCAACTACAACCCCGTCACGCGCGCGTACACCGGCGTGTGGGACGGCACCTTCTCGATTGCCTGGACGAACAACCCGGCGTGGTGCTTCTACGACCTGCTAACGTCCGAACGCTACGGTCTGGGTGAGTTCATCGATGCGGCACAGGTCGACAAATGGTCCCTCTACCAGATCGGCCAATACTGCGACGAGTTCGTCGACAACGGCTACGGCGGGATCGAACCGCGCTTTACCTGCAATCTGTACCTGCAAAGCCGGGAAGAGGCGTACAAGGTCATCAACGCGTTCGCCTCGATTTTTCGGGGCATGGTCTATTGGGCAGGCGGCGCGATTGCCGCAGTGCAGGACGCGCCACGCGATCCGGTGGCACTGTTTATGCCTGCCAACACCATAGGTGACGATAACGGGCTGCACTTCAACTATGCCGGGTCAAGCGCCAAGCAACGGCACACCGTCGCCCTCGTCTCGTGGAACGACCCGCAAGATCGGTACCGCCAGAAAATCGAATATGTCGAGGATACCGACGGCATAGCTCGCTACGGCGTGGTGCCATCCGAGATGGTGGCGCTGGGCTGCACATCCCGTGGCCAAGCCCACCGCTTGGGCCGCTGGCTGCTCTACACCGAGCGCATGGAGACGGAGACCATCACCTTTCGCACCGGCCTGGAGGGTCTGCCAATCGCGCCGGGCGACGTGTTCAAAGTCTCGGACCCGGTGCGGGCTGGCGTGCGCATGGGTGGCCGCCTGTTGACTGCCACGGCATCCACGGTCACGCTCGATGCGCAGGTAGAGATTGCCGCCGGCAAGACCTATACCCTATGGGTGGTACTACCAGACGGCACCGTCGAAAGCCGCAGCGTCACCAATGCCCCGGCCACCACGGCCGAGCTAACGCTCGCCACGGCCCTCTCGGCCGTCCCGCAGGAGATGGCGGTCTGGGTGCTGGCTGCCTCTGACCTCGTGCCTGAGACATGGCGCGCGGTATCGATCAGTGAGGTGGACGGCATCTACGCCGAAATCACCGCGCTGGCTTATCGTGCGGACAAATACGCAGCGGTCGAGCAGGGCGTGGTGTTGGAGCCACTGCAAACCAGTTCACTAAGCACCACCCAAGCCGCGCCAACCGATCTCAACATCACCGAGGCGCTCTATCTCGTCACGCCCGCAGTGGTAGGGGCGCGGATCACGGTAAGCTGGGCGGGCTCTGCGAGTTACTACGAGCTACGATACCGGCGAGATTCTGAAAACTGGATCACCATCACGACCGAGGCCAGCTCTGTCGATATCGCGCCAGTCGATGCGGGGCAGTACGAATTCTCCCTTGTCGCCATTAATGCCATCGGCAGCCGCTCCCAAGCATTGACGGGCACCAAAGAGGTGCTTGGCAAAGTTGCGCCGCCGGTCAATGTGACAGGTTTTACGATCATCAAATCTTCGGGCGTAGCGCTGGCAAGTTGGTCCCGGCATCCCGATCTCGATGTGCAAGTCGGCGGACGCATTGTTATTCGTCACACCCCATCTCTCTCTGGTGTCGGCTGGAATGACGGTTACGTCGTGGAGGAATTTACCGGCAGCGCGATCAATGGCCTATTGCCCTTGATGACCGGAACCTACTTCGCTAAAGCCGTGGATTCCTCGGGCAACTGGTCTCAAAACGCCGTTGCCTTCGTGGCGACGGAGGGCATGGTGACTGGGTTCACGACGGTGGCTACAACGACGCAAGCGCCGACATTCGCTGGCACAAAAACGAGCGTTGCTGTGTCTGACGGCGCGTTGCAGCTAGACGCCGCAACGCCACTTGACGACATCGCCAGCCAAATGGATTCCTGGGGTTACCTTGATTCGCTGGGCGGCATCGCCACCACTGGCAGCTACGCGTTCGATAGCGTGATGGACCTTGGAGCCGTGGCGACCCGTCGCATCGAAGCAGACATTGTCTCCCTAAGCTTTGATACCGGCGACACCATCGATTCCCGTCTTGACGTAATTGATACTTGGGATTCGGTCGACGGCAACGTAATCAATGACTGCGATGTAACGCTCTACGCATCCACCACGAACAATGACCCGGCAGGCTCACCAAGCTGGAGCGAATGGACGCCATTCTTTGTCAGCGATTTCACCTGCCGTGCATTGAAGTTCCGGCTTGATTTTGTCAGAGCGGTATCCACGCACAACATTGCCGTGTCACGGCTGACAGTGCGGGCGAAAGTTCCCACGTAACCAGACCAACCCTATGAAGCCCGCCAAGCGCGGGCTTTTTTTATGCCCAAAGGACTCACATGGCACAACATGATTAC